CATGAAGGTTGCCCCCACCTATTATAGTCGATACTGTTATATAGGGGCATCATATAGGCTTAAACATGGCGACAAGAAGCATGAAAGGCGACCCCAACAGAACCCTGCAAGACTGGGAGATTTACGAATTGAATGAAGAGAAAGAAAGATGCTTGGCACATATCTTAGATATAGACTGCAAACTTTCTCCTGAAAACTTACATTGTGACGGTGAAAGACCTGCTCACATAGCAAGAAGAATTGGCCGTCAATTAGAATCAGTTAGAAAAATTGAAATTGCCAACTTTAGAATGATAACAAAAATGCTTGAAGGTAAAGCAAGAGAACCTACCTTCGATGAGATTTGGGATTGATGCCCCTTATATAGGTGGGTATTAACTCTTTACTTATGGCACGAAGTAAAAAGAAGGCTGACAACTACGCTTCGCTTATCGCATCATGTGATACTGGCGATAGTATGATTAAGAATAGAACAAGACACATGAAGATACAAGGATTCTCCGGTAGCGGGAAATCCACCTTCGCATTACAATTCTTTAATGAAAAAGGCTCACAGGTCAAACCCGAAGAGGCTTTGATGTGTATTGTTGATTGTGACTTGGAAGGACAAGCCGATTTGATAGCAAGAGATGAGATTGTTGCACCAAGTCTTAGACCCCGCATATTAAGAAAAGTATGCAGAACTCCTGACGAAGTAAATGATATGTCAATGGCTTTCATTGATTTGATGAGGCAACACAGAGAAGAACACCCCGATGGTGTTAGAGTCATGGTCATGGAGAATGAAGGTGCATATTACTTGGCTTGTCGAGAACATTATTCAACATCGGTACATGGTATGTCCGAAGGCGAGTTGTTGCTCTCAAGACAACAAGAGGCTATGAGTCAAGGTAAAAAGACACTACCTGCTTATGCCGAAGGACAAATGCACGCTTACAAGGTAATCAACAAACTATTCTATTCTCCATATGAGAGATTGAAGATAGCAGGTGAAATCTATGGCTACCATTTCCTATCAACTGTTTTATTGAAGACTAAGACAGAGAACTACGGAACACCTAACGAGAACCGTGTTGTATTGGCCGCAGGGCGACCAGATATGACCGACCCGTTATTTGACTGGATAGTTGAAATGACTCAACAACAACGCACTAAAGGTGGCTCATTGGAGTCGAGGCATTTTGCTGCAATTAAGAAATCCAGAGCGTGTAAACCGTTCCGTTTGGAGAACCCAACACAGGAACGCTTTTGGAAGGCAGTTGATAAGGCTACATCAACGGAGTAATCTAAATGCGAGTTCCTTACATTTCAGCGAGCCGATTGAAGACCGCTCAAGATTGTAAGTTGAAGTATTGTTTTCATTATGAAACCCCTACTGCTGATGCACAGGCATTGAAGGATATTGGGAATCATAGGGATAGTTCACAAGCAGGGCGAATGGGTAACAATGTTCACGATGCTTTTGAAGAATGGCGAAGACCTGACGAGAATGGTGACACACCACCGCCTAAGTTTGGTAGGTTGATGACACTATACAATGAAATATCCGCCAAGCGTGAAGTTGATTTGGCATTTTATGAAGATGGAAAAAGGATGCTCAAGAGATGGTTTGACCGTCGAGGCCGTGACCCAGTTAGAGTTCTCTATGTTGAAATGCAATTCGGGCAACACACTGCTCCTTATTTCCTTGAAAGAACAGGAACACCAGTTTTAGGATTTGTTGATTTAATTATCGAACACCCTGATGGAACAGTTGAATTGGTTGATTATAAAACACAGAGATTAGACATAACTCAAGGTGAAGCCGACCATAGCATACAAGCGGCGATTTACCTATGCGTAGCAAGAGAAATGTGGCCGGATAGACCTTTGAAATTCACTTTTGATTTGATGAGGCATGGAACAGTATCAACCGTTTGGTCGGATGAAAGACTTGAAACTTTCAAGGACTGGCTTCATGGTCAATATGAGAATATCAAATCAATAGATTCAAGCGACTGGACTAAAGTTCCGGCTACTATCGGCAAAGGTTGCCAGTGGTGCAGTTACGCCCCTCTTTGTCCTAAAGCACAGGACTTGATGCAAAACGGGGCTTGGGATATGCTAACACCTACATTAGGTGGAGATACAGACGATTTGTTAGATGAATTGGCTACAATCAAAGCAAGCAAGGCTATGCTTGAAAAGAGAAAGAAAGACATTGACAATCATATCAAAACTGAAATTTTTGACTATCAAATGCCAGTGTCCGAATGTAAGTTAGACACCGAAAAATGGTCGGTTGAATGGCGAGAACAAACGAGAAGGTCATATATTCCTGCCGAAGTGCAACGGTTAGTGCCGCCAACAGTATTCGGAACTATGGTATCGTTATCTAATGCCGCAGTTGATAGAGTTTTACCTATTTTACCCGATGATGTAGCAGAGGCAATTAAGAGAACACAAATTCACAAACCCCAAAGAATGCTTATTGTGAAGCCAAAGGAGTCAGGAGATGAAGAAAAGCAAGAAACCGACTGATGAAGATACCGTTCCTTCTTCCAAATATGGTACACGGAAGAAAGGAAGACTGGGAAAATCCGATGGTCGAAATGTCAAGCGTCTTTGGAAATGTATGATAAATGAGGGTGCAACTTTTCCCGAAGGAACTCCAATGACAACAGGCGAAATTCTTACACTACCCAAGCAACCATTTGAGATGAATAGGTTATCGAATCACTTAGCCAAGAAGCCACATTTGTTTTACTGCGCTGGAACTGTAAGAGTTGCCAGTATTGATGGTCGAACAAAATATCCTCAAAAAACATGGCTTGCTCACCCCGACGCTTATGATGAAGAATAGGCGACATACTTATATAGTAGTGGTTACTACCATTAAACAGAGGCGAGCGAGAATGAGAGAAACATACCGAAGAAGCGCATTAACTGGAAAATGGTTGAAGAAAAATGTTCATGGTCAATTTACAATTATTATGCCAAGAAATTTTAGCCCTACAAATCGCAATCGCTTAAAGTAGGTGGGCTACCCGTTAGAGGGTATGCTGACCCCTAACTCCAAAGTGAGTCGGACTTGTATGATACAAGTCAATGGCGGGGAGTTTGCCAATTTGCTATCAGCAGTTTGCATGGATTCTCCACCAGTGCCAGTCAAAATACTCTTTGAAAACGAGGGCATTAGTATTAGTGGACTCAATGTTGCCAAGACAATGCAAGCAATCCTGACAAGGTGGCCGGTTAGTGGTTTGAAAGTCAAAGAGCCATGTGTATTATTGGCTGACCCAAAAGAATTAGGCGACATTGTAAGAGCCAAGTCAAGAGGCGAGATGGTTAGAATTTCAACAAATGCTTCACAACCAATTTCAATATCAACCAAAATCAACGGCGGTGCAGAGGTCATGCCAGCAGAGGAAGAGGACTGCCTTATTATTCCCGATAGGTGGCTCATGCCAAAAAATGAGAAAGGTCAGGTATTATTTCCAATGTTTGATAATGAACCGGCAACTCACAGTGCTACGATTTCACTTCAAGAATTAAGAAAAGGAGTTCATGAACAATTGACTGCCAAAGCCCCGTATGTGGTTATTACTTTTGATAAGAAGGGCGAGGCTCGGTCAGGTCATTGGTCGGGCAAACAAGTTAGGTCTTGGACTCCACTTGAGATGGATATTCACGGAGAACCATTCAAAGTTGCTTTCACCGAATCATTGAAAACCGTTTTAAGCGTATTCGGTACTACTACTACACAGGTGAAAGTCAGCAAGCATGAGAAAGGTCAGTTTGCAGTCTTAGAGTCTATTGATGGGAATAATACAACTGTTGTAGCAACAGAGGCAATCAAGGAAGTTTAACTATGAGCGATTTTACAGAACTAGCACATGAAGCATTAGGTATGACAGACCAAGACCAACAGGTTTTGAGAACTTTGGTGGCAGTTGAATTACTCGCCGCTCAATCAGGAATTAGTGATGAGCAAATAAAAACTGCTTATGAAAACAGGCTTCGTCAAGAAATACTTGCAGTTAGTGATACCTTGAAGGATTTAGCGTCAGGTCAATAATCGTTATAACCTATGTGTTTGTAAGATAGGGCTATGTCAGTTCACGCATTTACAGGAACAAGCGCAGTAATTAAAATGACCCCTTCGGGTGGCACTGCAATACAAGCCTTCGTATCGGGCGATTTTAGCCTAACCGCACAGACTGGAAAATATGTTACTCTTGGTAGTAGTTTTGCTACCGCACATACAAGAGGATTATTCGCAGTATCAGGAACTTTGAAGCGAGCATGGGGTGTTGATGATGCAACCTTAATGGCCGCTTTCGTAGGTAACACAATGTTTGAATTAGAATTTGACAATGACGGTGCAGTAGGGGCGAACACTTATACAATTACTAATTGCATTTTCACTGATTTATCAGTTGAGGGAGTTGAGGCCGGTGCAGAGGGTGCATTGATGATTAATGCGTCATTTGAAGGTCTTACTTTCGCACGACAGTCTTGATGTTATACCTTCATATAGGTGTTATGAGAAGGGTTATTTATGTCATGGCTTAATGAAGCACTTGAAAACGCTGACCAACCAGTAACAGTTGATGTTTCTAATTTAGAATGGATTCCAAAAGACACCATAGACATAATGCCATTAACTACATCGGAGTATCAAGCATTGAAGTTTCATCCTGCGGTTAGAAAGCACACAAATGATGCTGACAAAGCCGAGGCTTTGGGATTAGTTATGATTTGTGAAATGATGAAAAAATGCGATAAAGAAATCACATGGGGTTTAATGTCTAAACTACCTCTAACACATTTGGGTGCATTATCTTCCTCTATAATGTCCTCCATCGGAGAAATCAACGGTGGTGGTGTTTTGGGGGAATTGGGAAATACGCAATAAGCGACAACGGATTCGCTTTTTATGAATTTTTAGTATATACATCTTTGACTCCAAAAGAGTTTAGAGATATGGATATACGAGATGCAACATTTTTATTAAACGCTTATAGTGAAAGCGTCAAACGAAAAAACAGAGCAAACCGTAAAAGGTGATGTTTTCCAACCCTCTCTTATTGGGGTGCTGATGCTTGGTTGGAACAGATGCAAGAGTTGGCGTTAATGTTGATACCAAGAAAGCGAGAGCCAGTCTAAATGCTCTTTCACAGGCTTTCTATATTGCAGGTAGTAGTGCTTCCAGATTTGGAACAGTTGCCAGAGCGTCTTTCGCAGGTATCGCAGTAGGTGCTGCCGCATTTGGTGCAACTAAGATGGTTCAATTTTTGAATCAGTCAGTTAGAACTTTCATTGAATTTAACGACACTTTGGCAAGAACAGGTGCTATCTTAGGTTCAACGGGTAGTGACTTAAACAAATTAGAAGGCACGATACGAGATATAGGAAAAAGCACACGATTTACTGCGGCAGAGGTCGGTGAAGCCGCAAATAAACTTGCTATTGCAGGTGTCACCGCAGACGAGATGATTAGCGATAGGGCATTGGAGAACCTTGTTAAATTCGCTATTGCCGGTGGAGTTGATATTCAAACTGCAACTAACATTGGTATTGCAGGTGTCAAAGCATTCGGCATGGAAATGGACCAACTCGGCTTGGTGTCCGATGTATTAACAAGAACATTTACTCGGTCAAATGTGGATA